GATGGAAGAGCGTGAAACAGCTAAAAGACGGACCCGTACCCAAGGGTTGGCCCGTTTTCCACTGGACGTTAATATCACAATTGGTTACCCAACACGAGCGAGAAACCTTCTCGAAAACCTCTATATCCTCTTTTAATAAAGGAAAGAAAGTTCGGAGCATTTCAAGTTGGTATTTAAGTGGCAAGTAGTCAGTACAGCTCGTTAAATCTATTGAGCTTACACGTAGTCCCTTTTGAAATTGGGAAACTACCCACTCTATCCCTTTCTCTTGGTCAAAATCTGCAGATTCCGGCAAATCAGCCAACAAAAGTTCAGTGGCATTCTTTAACCGAGATAAAGCCAGTTGCAACACCCGAAACGGGTTTGCAATGAACCTGACCTTCATTCCGCGATCCTTAGTTAAACCAACGACTTTCCCAACATAATTATTGGGATTTTCTTTGATTCTTCTTTCGAAGAAATCACGCCCTTGCATTTTAAACAAGGAGCAGAAATAGTCGTAATGGTCCAACACTAGGGAAGGAAAATGAGAGAAAGTCAAACCATGATCGAGAAATGTGAAATCTTTCTCGGGTTTGCACTTGAACCCCCTCATGGGGGCCCGGGTCTCACCCATAGGATATGCAATCTTGTAGCCGGCCCTTTTCTGGGCTTGGGCTGCTAGCCACATATCCTCAGGAGTAATTAGAAAATCACTCACCATTTGGTGCGGTGTCTCCTGCATTACCAACTCTTGAAAAGCTTTATATTCTTTCACTCCTGGTTTAGGAGCTACGAAGAGGCCATAGAGCTTGCAAACGCGAAGAGACCTAATCAGACCCTTTCGGGACTGATAGGCTTTTCTAAATAAAGGTCGAAAATCACCATGGACTGTTCGGTCCTTATGGACTTTCACAGTTGGATCATCTTTTCCAAGCAAAACTTGGGAAAACGCTTTAAGGCGTTGGACGACCCATTTCACACCATGATGGGCTTCCCAGATCTCCATTCGGCGGACCATGGTGGCCGCGACGTGACCTTGAAAGCGACATGCTTTTATACGTCTTATCAACTCGGTACGATTTGCTTCTACATAATGTGTAGGCATATTACTTGCTCCATAATGGAAAGTTAATATCGATGCCGTATTAAGGCGGGATATATACACCTTGTGAGATTAATGATGTCGGATTTGTTAGACTCACCTGATACAGTCGGAAGCTTTTCCCGAGGTGGCCTTCTTAGGTTCATCTTTTGAATTGCATTCCATAATGGCTTGCAGATGAGTTTCGATAAGGTCATCGGTTACGCCTCGTATGATCAATCGATCAATCTCCGAAAGGAGTTGGTCGGCTGCATCGGAAGGTTCAAGTTGTTTAACTTTACTTTTCAAAAGTTCGACTTCTTTCAGAAACCGATACTTTTTCCATAACATCTCTAACATTGTTA